GAAATGGAGCTCGTCAATGAAGCCAAACTTGCGTCTAAACACGAACGTTTACGCAAGCGTGAAGCTTTTGCCGGGCCCACAGTTTCTTTCGATAAACCAAATGATCCTGTTGTTCCTCGCATTTCTTTGACTCACGGTTCCATGGATGAGTATCGAATGGCTGCTGAAGTAGCAAATTTGCGCAATGCAGTAGATATGATGTACGGACTCATTCGCGAGCTTCGCACTGAAATTAATTTTGGTGCTAAACGCAATGAGGAACCTACACCTGTTCGTGAAGGCGTTCAACCTGGTTCCATCCTTTTCAAGAATTATAACGATTGTTCATGTTTCTTGTTAAAGGGAGGTCAACCTATTGGGCAAGCCTTTCTGTGTTGTGGGAGTTTGATAACTTGCAGACATTTGTGGGATGCCGCTCCTGATGGCATTCGCGATTTTCGTGGCGATGAACATGTCCTTAAAGTTGATGAAAAACGACATTTTGTGACCCAACTTGCTAATGATTTAGTTGCAATTCATTTGCAACCAAACGTTAAAAGTTTGCCGTTCAATAAGTTGAAGTTTCCGACTCCTGGACCTGTTCAGATAAGTTCCTTGACTGGGGCAAGTGCCTCTGGGCATTTGACTCAGATTACCCTTGGCGATGAGTTGCAGCATGGTGTAACTACTATGAATGGTTTTTGCGGTGCTTTTGTTGTTGATGCACAAGGCTATGTTGTTGGAATCCATTGTGGTCATGGTGTTTGTGTTCCGATCACTCAAAAAATCTTAGATTTTTTTCGGACCCCAACAGCTAAACCTAGTGCACAGCCTCGAGAAGCCGCCATTGCCATTCATCGCACGTTCGTCCCAGCACCAGCATCAAGTTCCAGTGAATGTTGCGCGTCTGGTGGAAGCAGTCGGGCCTCCTGCCCTACCACTTCCACGAAGTAAATATCTTCCGCATGACGTGGTCGAGGGTTTTGGGCCTGCTAACCTTGACTACGTTTCTTTCTTTAACGGGCTTGCGCGTTTTAATCATCCACAGCATCCTTTTCCTTCTGATGCATTTCCTTTTATTTTTGAAGTTTTGGATAGATATTTTCCTTTGCTTCATAAGTATACTGTACTTGTGCCTGAGGGGGAAGCGGTTGCTATCGCCATTAATGGTGATCACAAAATGAAAGCATGTGGGTATCCGTCCAACACTCTTGGCTGCAACAATAAGTTGGAAGCTATTCAGAAGATTGGTGCTTCTAATTTGTTGTCTTATTATACCGCAGAAGGAGCAGTAATTGGATCAACTCTTAAAGACGAATTGCGCGATGTGTCTAAGGATGCTCGTTTATTTCGTCCTCAAGATGTTGGCAGTTACATTGAAGGCATTATGCTTTTTAATAACCAGAATGAGTATCTTATTTCGCTTGTTCATAGTTCTCCAATCTTTGCGAAGTATGTTACTCCGGGACCTTTGGTCACTGGTTTGTTTGAGCGCATTTTGGCTTTTGGTGACTGTTATGGTGCAGACGGTTCTCGGTGGGATGCACATTTTCCTCTTATGATTGCTTCTATCATTTGCGAGTGGCGATGTCGAGAGTGTTGTCCAGAAGTTGAAAGTAGGATGCGACGTTATTACTCATTGATGTATAATGGTTATACCTCTGGGTATGGTTATTTGTTCCATCTTGCTGGTCAACCGTCTGGTCATGTCAATACTACCATTGATAACTGTTTGTGTCATGTGATCATGATGGCACTGCATGCTTATTTTTATGGTATGACAGTTGACGAGTTCATGCATTTTGTTTTGTTCTTTTGCTGTGGTGATGATTTAATCTGGG